TATGCACATGATATTTTCCGCAGATATTATATTGATGGTCGTATCTACCACCATTTGGTAGTAGACCCTAAGAATCCAGGTAATGGTATTCAAGAAGTCAGACCTATTGATTCTACAAAAATTCGCAAAGTAAAAGAAGTTAAAAAAGAAAAAGACCCTGCTACTGGTGTAGATATTATAAAAAAAGTTGATGAATACTTCTTATATTCTGACACTAATCAAACTAAGTTTGAAAATACAATGAAGGGTGGAACTACCGTAAAAATTTACCCTGATGCTATTAGTTATGTTACTAGTGGGTTACTTGATTCTACTAGAAAGAAGGTAGTATCCTACTTACATAAAGCACTGAAACCTATTAATCAGCTACGTATGATGGAAGATGCTCTGGTTATCTACAGACTCTCCCGTGCTCCTGAACGCCGAATCTTCTATGTTGATGTAGGTAACTTACCTAGAGGTAAAGCAGAGCAGTATCTGAAAGACATTATGACCAGATATAGAAATAAACTGGTCTATGATGCGAATACAGGCGATCTTAAAAATGATTCTAAGCATATGTCAATGCTTGAAGACTTCTGGCTCCCTAGAAGAGAAGGTGGTCGAGGCACAGAAGTTTCTACACTTCCCGGCGGTCAGAATCTTGGTGAGATTGATGACATCATTTACTTCCAGAAAAAACTCTATAAAGCACTTAATGTTCCTGTAGGTAGACTTGACCCAGAACAAGCAGGTGGTGGTATTCTTGGTAGAGCTACTGAGATTACCAGAGATGAGTTTAAGTTCCAGAAGTTTGTTGATAGACTGCGCAGAAGATTTGCAGAATTGTTCTACAATATCCTCAAGAAGCAACTTCTTCTCAAGGGTATTATTACTGAAGAAGATTGGAATGATTGGAAGAACAATATTACTGTAGAGTATATTACAGATAACTACTTTACAGAATTAAAAGATTCTGAGATTCTTAGAGAACGTTTGAATATGCTCAGAGAGATGGAACCATATCTCGGCACATTCTACTCTAAAGAATGGACTCAAAAGAACGTATTAATGTTATCAGACGATGACATTAAGACAATGGCAGATCAGATTGATAAAGAAAAAAAATCTGGTGAAATTGAAGAACCTGAACCTGAAGTTTAAATTATTATAAATATTATAGAATTTTTTATTAGGATAAAACAAATGACTGAAATTGTTGATTTTTTAAATAATGTTACTACTAAAAACTTTGTTGAAGCAGAAAAGCAGTTTACCGAATTGCTTAATGACAAACTTTCTTCTCGTTTAGACGATGAGAAAGTTCGTGTTGCTAATAAAGTTTTTAATAATGTTACTGATGATGTAGAAGATGAAGTAGAATTATCTGATGAATCAGAAGAAGAACATTTAGAAGTAGAAGTAGAAGATGAAGACATTTAAGGAATTTAGTCTGAATATTATTCCTAAAGGGCATCAGATGGTTAAAATCTTGCAGTCCAAACAGGGTGAGGTCATGGTTACTAAGAAAGGTAATGAATTTAACATTATGTTTGATAACCAGACTGTAGACACAGAAGATAACGAACGGGATGCAATGAGATCAGCCCGAAATTTTGTTCAAATGATGAGTAAGGGTAAACTTACTGGAGCAAACTCTTCTAATATAGGCGGCAAAAGAGCCGGAAAAGGTGGATACTTCAAATGAAATTGATTACAGAACATACAGAAAATGTTGAATATATCGTTGAAGCAAAAGAAGACGGTAGTAAAAATTATGTAATCGAAGGTATTTTTGCCCAAGCAGAACAAAAGAACAGAAATGGTAGAATTTATCCAAAAGCAATTTTGGAATCAGCGGTATCTAAATATGTTAATGAGCAGGTAAGCACACAGCGAGCAGTAGGTGAATTGAATCACCCTGCTGGACCTATCATTAACTTAGATAAAGTTTCTCATCGAATTACCGAACTCAAGTGGAACGGTAATGACGTGATGGGAAAGGCACTTATTCTTGACACACCAAATGGTAAGATTGTGAAAGGTCTCTTAGATGGTGGAGTTAAGCTAGGTGTTTCAACTCGTGGTATGGGAACTCTTGAGCAAAAGAATGGTGTGAACATGGTTGGTAAAGACTTTGTTCTTAACACTGTAGACATCGTACAAGACCCTTCTGCACCGTCAGCTTTTGTTGATGGAATTATGGAAGGTGTAGAGTGGATTTGGAACAACGGTGTTCTAGAAGCGCAAGAACTTGAAAGAATTGAGACTGAAATTAAGAATGCTTCTAAGTCTGACCGCAGTGCGGTTGAGATTCGGGAGTTTAAGAATTTCCTCTCTAAGATTAATCTTTAATAGGAGATAAAAATGTCCAGACAAGAAATGTATGAAGACATTGAATCTGTTGAAGAAATGGTCGTGGATCCTGATCCTGAAGAGGAAGAAGAAGCTCACGACGAATCTGAAGCAGAAGCAGATGCTGAAGAAGAAGTATCTGAGGCAATGGCACCTGCAGCTAAAGGTAAAGCTGCTGCACCTGAAGTAGATGGTGCAAAGGTTGCTGCTGATGATGCTGCTAAGATCAAAGCATCCGCACCATCCCAAGCTAAAGTTCCGGGTGGAGCAGCTGTAGCAGCTGAACCAATGCCTAAAACTAAGGCTGGTATGATCAATGCGATGTATGGCAAAATGAATGCTATGAAGAAGTCTGATCTTATGGCTTCTTATAACAAAATGATGAATGCCATGGCAATGAAAGAAGATGTAGATGCAGAAGATGCTACACCAGAAATTCATGAAAAAGCAGCAGCGGTTTCCGTTGATGTAACTGCTGACATGAATGCTCTTGTAGAATCCGAAGCAACTCTGTCCGAAACCTTTAAGGACAAAGCAGCAATCATTATGGAAGCTGCTGTTAAGTCTAAGGTTTCTGAAGAAGTTGCACGCATTGAATCTGAACTTCAAGAAGAATTTGACGAAGAACTCAAGACCACCCGTGAGGAAATGGTAGAGCAAATCGACGGATATCTGAACTACGTTGTAGAAAAGTTTATGGAAGAGAACAAGCTTGCTATCGAGAATGGTCTCCGCACTGAACTTGCAGAAGACTTCATGAACGGTCTTAAGAATCTGTTCACTGAGTCTTATGTAGACGTACCAGAGTCTAAAGTTGATTTGGTCGATGAGTTAGGAACTCAGGTTCGTGAACTTGAAGAAAAACTCAATGAAACCACAGAACAATCTATCCGTATGAACGGTGAACTGGAAGAACTGAAGCGTGATGCTATCATCCGTGAACATTCCCGTGATCTCGCTGAAACACAGGTAGAGAAGTTGAAATCCCTTGCTGAAGATATTGATTTCGAAGATGAAGAAACTTTCGCTCAGAAGGTATCTACTATCAAGGAATCGTACTTCACTAAGAAAACTCCACAGGTTGTCGGTGAAGAAATTGATGAGACTGTAGAAGAGGAAGAAGTTTCCGACACTATGTCTCGTTACATCTCCGCAATCAAAAGAACCGCAAAACAATAATAAGAAAGAAGGTGTATAAGAAATGACTCCTACTGTATCTTACGATAAACTCGTACAAAAGTGGGCACCAGTACTGAACGAAGAAACTGCTGGTCCTATTACCGATCATTACCGCAAGCAAGTAACTGCGGCAATCCTTGAAAACCAAGAGCGTGCTATGCGTGAAGAAGCACAACAGGCTTCTTTCGGCATGATTTCTGAAGCAGGTACCGAGACCAGCAATGTTGCTAACTTCGATCCAGTACTGATTTCGCTCGTGCGTCGTGCTATGCCAAACCTGATCGCATACGATGTATGTGGTGTACAGCCAATGACTGGTCCTACTGGTCTCATCTTTGCGATGAAGTCCAACTACAAGACTACTCGTTCCGGCGTGACTTCTGGTGATGAAGCACTGTTTGACGAAGCAAAGACTGGTTTCTCTGGAGATTCCTCGTTCTCTGCTGGCGATCAGGCTGATGCTGACGAACCATCCGGTCTCGATTCTTCTGATGTAGGTTCTGACTCTGATGCAGATGATGATCGTGAGACCAACCTCTTCGCTGGTGGTATGCCTACTGCTGATGCAGAAGGTCTTGCTGGTGGCAACTCCGCATTTGCTGAGATGGGATTCACCATTGACAAGGCAACAGTAACTGCTAAGTCCCGTGCACTCAAAGCTGAGTACACAATGGAACTGGCACAAGACCTGAAGGCGATCCACGGTCTTGACGCTGAGACAGAACTTGCTAACATTCTGTCTGCTGAAATCCTTGCGGAAATTAACCGTGAAGTGATTCGTACCATTAACTCCCAAGCAAAGACTGGTGCTAGTACTGTAACTGGTTCTACTTCTACTAAGGGTATCTTTGACCTGAACGTAGACGCTGACGGTCGTTGGTCGGTAGAGAAGTTCAAAGGACTGATCTTCCAGCTCGAGCGTGAAGCAAACCAGATTGCTAAGGACACAAGACGTGGCCGTGGTAACTTCATCATCTGTTCGTCCGACGTAGCATCCGCAATGGCTGCTGCTGGCATGCTGGACTATACTCCTGCAATGTCCACTAGCTTGAACGTTGATGACACAGGCAACACTTTTGCTGGTGTACTGAACGGTAAGCACAGAGTGTACATTGACCCATATGCAGTATCCGATTATGTAACTGTTGGTTAC